ATGATCTATCTGGGGTTACCCCAATGGTCGCTCCCGAAATGGGTGCGACTGGGTATTACCGGTCTTGAGGAGTACGCTCGCCACTTTAACTGCGTGAAGCGGGAAATTTAAAAATCAATAAAGAACGCCCAAGAGCATGAGTTTTCTCTAGCACAATCAATGCATTATATTAATCGCTCATATGAAATTCGGTAAAGTTCATGTTAGTTAGAACGTCCCAACCATGCCCCAAAGCGGGTATTTTTGCCCCATCCTTGCCCCAATCCCCCCCCCTTAAAAAGCTACGGACCGCACCGTTGACACTGTATAAAAAAACAGTATAAATTACGTACTAAATCATTGTTGTTTTGGAGGCGGTATGTTCGTTGAGTTGGTGTACGACAAACGGAATGTTGAAGGATTAAAAGGTGCCAGAGAAATAATTTTAAATGAGCTAACGAAGCGGGTGCACCGGATCTTTCCCGCAGCAGAGGTTAAGGTTAAGCCGATGCAGGCGAACGGCTTAAACAGTGACGCCAGTAAAAGCGATCGGGAGAAGCTGAACCGTATGCTGGAGGAAATTGTTGCTGTAATTGTTCTCTTCCGTATAGGCCATATTGCGTTATCATATCAAGTGTAACAGCTACGGGATCGGACATTCCGTTAAGTATAAGTCGTACAACTACACATATCGGCATGAATAAAAATAATGGGGCTTAAATATGGGTGTTAGGCAAGATGATGAAGGCAAGTATGTTACCAGTGACAGGCCGTTTAAACAGTATGATCATGGATGGCAGGCACAAAATGCAGAGAGCTGGCAAAATGCATGTGATGCCAGCAAATCAGTTAGTCAGCCGAGCCAGTCTTACCAGACGCCACAGTTTACAGCAGTTGCCGGTCAATCTGGGTTAAGCACTCTTTTTGGCTATGCCACGATAATATTAACATTCTGGGCTATTCTTAATTTTTTTATTCTTATTCCCGGCCTGAGGGCAAGTTTTTTATTACAAAGCGCCGGAGGTTTTTTTGCAATACCTGGGGCAGGTATAGGGTTTATACTTAGAGTTGTCCATTTAATACTTTTTGCCCCTTATGTTTTTATATACCCTTGGAGTGATGGTGACATTGCCAAACAATTTTTTTACCAGATGGGTGTGATAGCCGTAATTTCGATTCCAGCTCTAATTCTGTGGAAAAAGTTAAAGAAAACCATACTTTATTTTACAGGAGCACTTGCGATATTATCCTATATCTCCGTAGGTTTGCTGGCACTTAACAATGACTTATGGGCTTCTTTTGAAGTTTATCCCTTTTTAAACTAGCGCGGCAATGTCATGCCGTTCAAGCTTACCCGATTCCCGCCCGTTGTGCGGGAATCTTTGTAGAAACCAGACACGCCCACGATGTTAAAGACGACAATATCGTTATGCTGGGGCATAAGGCTGAAGTCGACAAGAAGAAAAGAGCCATCGAGAATACCGGCGCCGATCATGGAATCACCGGACACACGCAGCGTGTAGGGATAGTTATGTATGGCGGATGGTCTGTAGATGGATATCGTGGACTATGGAAAATTATTTTAGGGTCCGCAGCGCCTTGATTATCATGGTAGCGTGCTGTCATGGGGTGTCAGGGGTCGGAGGTTCAAATCCTCTCGTGCCGACCAAAAAATCCCAGAAGAACCAGCCTCTTACGGCTGGTTTTTTTATGCCTGTAATCTGGCTGGGGTAGCTTTGGGGTAAAATGGGGGTAAAACCCCCGTCGGAATACCTTACGGAACCGGGCAGTCGTCGTCCCGCCCCACTGCATTGATCAGCGCCGTCACTGGCCCGATTACAGTCACGCCGTCCAGAGCCTCACCCTCGATCGCTTCACCATCATCACAAATCAGCGCCCTGCCCATTACCCGGGCAAACTGAGTGCGGCCGCCAGACAAAATCAGCAGGACTTGATTCTGTACCGGTCGGGTGACCGGCTCGATAACAGCGAACCCGGAAGACGTTTCGAGAATACGGGTATCGATGCCTACGCCGCAGATAATTTCCGGCGTTAAGCGCGGCGCTACAAAATCAGCAGCTGGAGATGGAAATCCCATCAGAGCACCCTCCCCATGTTGCGGAGCATCCACAACCTGTTCTCGCTTTCGTCCGGCGTCTTGTCGACGAAGCACTCCTGGTATCGCTGGATCCAGTCGTTGGCGTCTTCCGGCGTAAAATGCCAGTTCCGCGCGCGCAACTCGCGGATGAAGTCATTCGTGTGAAGGCACTGATAACCCTTTGGGTTTTGCTGTATGGCAGCGACAAATGCGCTGTGAATATCTGATTTGCGGGGCATGATCTGCACTCCTTTTACTGTTTTTATATACAGTAGTTTTAAAGGAGGTGCAGATCAATGTGGCGACACCTATCAATGAAGTGCGCTGAAATGTGAGCTCTCTTTCAAATCAGCTACAGATCATAAATTTGATATTTGCTTGCGCGGGCATCACGCGAGGGGGCATTAACAGCATGCGCGTGTACTACATTCTTCTCACACGGTCAGCATCCGGAGCGCTAATGATAATTGCACTGTTGGTCGCGGGCGTCCTTGCCCTGGTCATTGCCGGACTGGTGATCTTTTCTGCCATGCAAGATGTGGATGATGACTACTGATTCACATCGCTGAGATAATAAAGCACAGCAACTCTTCGTAACGAATGCCGTAGCGACCGCCAGCCTCTTTAACGAGCACTTGCTCTGCTGGCTTGATAACCTCCCATCGCTCTTCCTCGATGATTAGTTGCTCCCCATCCGGTGATACTAACGAGCTTAACACTGCCGGGTGATAAACCATCTCGGCAGGGATGGTTTGATACTGGTCTTCCCATTCGTCATAACAGAAGAGCCCGTAATCAGAGGCGTTAAGCCCCTCCTCCGCAAAGGCCTTCTCAACCTCCTGCGCTATCACACCAAAATGCCAGCGCGCCTCTCTGCCTTTCTCTTCAACGGCATCGATAAACTTATAACGAACAATGAGGCTTTTGAGCTTTTTCGCTACCCGAATCTCGGTGTCTGTCGGCGCACTCACGTCGGTCTTCACTGTGCCATCAGATGTGTTGATTGCACCTGCAGCTGCAAATACCTGAGTCCAGCGATAAGCGCCTGAGCCAAGCGCATTGAGGTTATCTGTTGCTGCAGTTAAAACTCCGTCTACACGAAGGAAACTTGACGCGTTTCTTGGCCCAGCCATATTTCCCTGAAGGTATGGAAGGCTGCCCTGATTAGCAACAATAAACTGATTATCGCCTGAGACTATTGACGCGCCAGCCATTGGCCCTATGGCAATGTTTCCTGACCCGGTCGACATATCCCGTAAAGCGTAGGCTCCAAGCGCGAGATTATTATTGCCTGAACTGATTTTATTAAGCGAATCGACACCAACTGATGTGTTATTACTTCCCGTAATTGTTCCGGTGAATAAATTTATTGTTGAGGTCTCACCCCTGCCAGAACCTGCTCCTACATGGGTGTTATTATTTCCGCTCTGATTCTCACGACCTGATCCATTGCCAACAAAGGTGCAGTTATTCACGACTGAAAATGAAAGTCGCACGCCCGTCGGATCTGTAATTATCCCGGAACGCATTCCGGCAGCACGGCCAAGACCAAGGTTTCCGGTTCCTGTATGCAGTTGCTGAAATGCGGATGGCCCCAGGGCAATATTATATGAACCGAACTTATTCTCGTTAAGCGCATCTCGCCCAATGCCGATAGAATTGCTGAGCGTAATAGCCTTCTTGAGAGCGTTAACGCCGATAGCGATGAGTTCAGTGCCGGTGCACGGTGAAGTGTCCGTCAGGGCGTCTACCAGCGTATCGCCAGAAATAGCCCCGTGCCCGGCGGCCGTAATGTTGGTTCCGGTAGTTATATTTCGCCCGGCACCAGGCCCAAGCAGAACCACCCTGGAATTGATATCATCGCCAACAAAATTCTTTCCGGCATCATAACCAAAGATAAGATTCCCGTGGGTTTGCGAAGGATTGGTGAATGGGATCGTCCCTTCAGCAACTGTCTGTATGCGCTTTCCAGGGCCCCAGAATTTGCCGGGAATATCTGCTGGAATTAAATAGGTGCCTGCCGGAACATAAACCCCTCCAGGAGAGGCAGTGGCAGCGGCAGTAAAGGCTGCTGTTGCATCCATGGTTCCGGAAGTGATCGCAGCCACATCAGCTTTGGCGACAAAATCCAGTACGCTGACAGTCTCCTGGTTCTTATCATGCTGAGTTCGCGGCGCCGCACCGGCCAAAGACTGTTGCACCGCCATCATGGCGTCACCCAGAGCAGGGTTTTTCAGATCCGCCCGAAGTGATGCATCCCCAACACCGATCCACTTACCCTGCCCGACGCCGCCCGCACTTTCCGGGGTGGAGCCAGGCGGAACAACTTTGGGCTGTGACCAGTCTCCGTCCCAGCGGTAGTATTCGCCATTGCTTTCGAGCTGCAGAACAGTGTTAGGAGTGAGGAGGGTAAAGCCCAACTCAAAAGATTTCGCCGTGATATAGCCATAGTTAAGCATCGATTGCGTTGCGAGAGATTCGATACCATACCAACTCAGGCGATTTTTCCCAAAGCGATCCTGCCATATAGCTGCAGTAATGCTGTTAACTGCTGTATCAAAGTTCTGGGCGTTATCAAAAAGATCGTAAGGGCTGGAGGAGCCCAGTGGGTTTTTAGTGAAATAGGTTGTCATGCTCGCTCCGGGCATAAAAAACCCGCCGAAGCGGGTTGATGTTTTTTTCGAGGGTTATGCGACATCGCCGGGATAACTAGCATCGTCGTACTGATATTTCCCGGGGTGGTACTGAATTGCAGTGACACTGCTGGTACCGTCGCTGCCGGGAGAAATTTCTCCGACAAGCGCGTCATACCCCACTCTGGAAGACGAGCAGAACAGCAGGCGCGGCGGCTCAACATACGGGCTGTCCATCTCCCATTCTTCTGGCGCCAGCTCGGCGTTGTACGCAATACGCAGGGTGTAATCATCGATGCGTGCAGGAACCAACAGCGTCGATGCCCTACCATCCTGGTGGCGGATCACCACTCGCGGCTTTGGGAAGCTCCAGTCTGGTGGTTCGCTGAGGGTCAGCGTGATTGCGCTGCTGTCCCAACTCATGTCGGTTATAAGGCAACTTAACGTCTGGCTGCCAGGAATGTCATCGGCTAGGATAATACGGTCCATAAACTGGTAGCAGAGCGCATCCATTTCCGTGCTGGTTGTGTGCTGAAGACGCTGCAGGCGGTAACCCAGAAGCCGGCGCATGCCTATACGGTACGCCCGATCCTTATCAACCACACCCTCCAGTTTGTAATCCTCCACCTTCACTGGCGTCGGACTCCCGGGCAACCGGCACTGAACATTTTCTTCAGCCCATGTCGTGCCGTTAATGTAGGTGACATCGACCCCGTCATAATCATCCTGACTCGGTGCCTTAAACGCGGTCTGTAGTTCTTCGGTGGTCTCCTGGGGGGTGATCATACCCGTCCAGTTTTTCAGCCCCTCTCGCCCTGCAGATACCAGGCCATCTGCCAGCAGGAAGTAACCCATCCCCGCCCCGGCGATGATCTTCAGCACTTCCAGTGCTGATTTACTGTCACTGGTTGCCCAGTCGAACGTCTCACCTCGGGGCGTCCAGTAGTTCTGCTCCAGCGTATCGATCGCATCATAGTCAATCTGTTCAGACTTAAAGCCGAGTGATTCGAGAACGTGGTACAGCGCCCCGCTGATCGTGCGTGAGGCATGCCCGTCATAAAGCCGGGTGGGAGTGACGTTTATACGCCGGTCTGACTGCGCAGCCAGGCGGTTACCGGTCCGGACAGTCAGTGCCATTGTCGTGATCCCTGGATAGCGACGCGGGCGCGACGACAACCTGGAGCGAAGCGCCTGCCAGAAAACCTGATCGCGCGTACTGCCGCCGGCTACCGGCTCCTTTCTTCTCATGCGGATTTCATACTGTCCTGCAGGAACGGCAAATGCCCGGGTAAACCCTATCTGATTTTCGGTTTTCCTCTTCCAGCTCAACAACTTTTCAGTCCATTCACCAGCAGTAGTCGCATCCCGATACTGGATGATGATCTCAACGGTCTTATTCTTCTTGTTCCCTTTATCGCTGTACTTAACCAGCCCGTTCTGAAAATTGAGGTTCACTTCAAACCGGGTTGTGGTTTCACCATCAGGACAAACGAGGAACGGGCCCACCCAGTCATATTCGTCATTTACCCCGGTAATACTGACATCCAGTAAAGTACGGTCAGTAAATCCGGGCCAGGTGCTGTCAACGGTCACTACTTCAACTGTGGCAGGTGGGATCCCCTGCTGTACCTGGGAGATTAAAACGCGCTCGACAGTAATGGTCTGGCTGTCCACTTCAGTAATCCGGTACTTGTTGTCGGCGTAGCCAATTGAGATGCGCTGTGTGCCCGCCGGGATCCCTGTGAACGGCTTGCCGGTAGCGCTGTTGTAGCCGAGCGTAATATGGGCGCGAACTTCAGGTGTTCCGCCAGACGATTTAACGCCCGGTGTGCTGACTGGCGTATCCCCAAACGCAGATTGTGGCAAGGTACTGTGAGTAATTGTATCGCCTGAGAAGGGACTGGAAGATTCAGCAATTTCGATTCGACCCGAGTTGTCTCGAGCTATCAGCCCGGAGCCTGTCAGCTGGGACGTTATTGTTGAAACCAGCCCGCTCATGGTCACATAATTTGTCAGCAGCGAAACCGGCCACGTTGTTCCCTGCCAGGCAATATTGAACGTTACCGGCTCTGTAGAAAAATCGTAAATCGAAGGAGCTGCACTTGCCAGAAGGCTCGCCGCCGATCCTCCAACTCCAGGAACAGCAGGAACCGCGGGGTTATAGCTCGCAATAACGAGATCATAATCAGTATTGTTGAAGCCCAGACTAACTGGCATGCCAACCACTGGCGATAGTTCGTCCATTTCACCATAAATGACGTTGTAACCGCCAGAGTTCGAGACGGCCCATGAGGCAGGAGCCACAATGGTGATAATCGTACCTGCAGTCCAGGATTCGGGTACATCCACGTCTTCATCGCTGCTGCCCGTTGATATAAGCGTAACGGTATTTCCACTGACCAGTACCGCGTCAGCGCTGACACTGACAGTCTGTGGGCCGCTTGACCCCAGATCCAGACCTGCAGTACCGGAGTTTGTGTTTCCTACTTCACCGGAGTTGTACCAGTTCTCTGTCCTGCTATCGGAAGAAACGTCCGCACCAGGGGGGTAGATGGTGTAACTGACATCATCACCGAATGCAGGGAGTGGCGTGTTGCCTATTCTCATATCGGATTTAGGCAAAGAAACATTTCCAACCCCAATAGCAACAAACATGCTGGTAACGAAGCTGTTTTCCCCAACGAAGCGGCTAACCGGCTGCATGACATAATCCGGCCAGACACGGTAGCGGCCAAAGATTTCCCGTACCGGGTCTCCGAGCTTTGCCATGTTGGCTTTCGCTGGATTGAGTTCAAGCTGGTCACCGTTCCCTGGCTGGTTGGCAGCCCCAGTCTGCATGGTGCTCATCATGTAAATGGAGTACGCTGCAGAGGCGACGGCTATTGCTACCGCCGTCCAGACCAGCCAGGCGGGCGCTGCCGGACCGAACGGAACGGGATAAAGCCGCACATCATCATCCGGGGCGATCACCTGTGTACTCCACTCATCCGAAGGGATAGAACTTCCATTCAGATCCAGCGCCACTGGATGAGTCAAGTCAGGTCGCCACCCCTGTACGTTTTTGGCGAACCAGTCGGCAATGGTGATGCTGGCGTGCTGATGCGTCTCCAGTGGCTCGCCTTCGAGCCGGGACGGGTAAACTCGGATCGTCACTTATAGAACTCCACTTTGACATACTGCCGTAGAAACCGGGACAACGGCAAAATTGTCACGTTGCGCCTTGGGTTTGCCTCAAGAATGTGAAGCGCGCCATTAACGGTAACTGCGATCCCAAGGTGGGTGACCAGCCCTGCGGTATAACACGCCGCTACTGCTCCCTCCTCAGGCTCGCACTTTTCAATACTGCTGAGGAAGTTGTTGTAGGTGTCATTCATCTGACAACCCTCGTTTATCACCCCCTCAAATACTGGCCAGTCAGGTAAACCGAGATCTCGACGAACTTCGTGAACCACTCCATAGCAGTCCAAAAGGGGAAATACACGACCGCCCATCCGCCATGTGACGGACAGGTATTTGTCAGGATTAAACATGGTTTTTCCTACTGCAGGTAACGAAGGCCAGGGAAGTCCGTCAGTGTGTAGCGGTAGCGTGGCCATGCCGTATCGAGAATATTCATGTACCCGGCGGTGATCTGCACTTCCGTTGCGGTCCATGAACCTTGTTTAATCGCAAGAGTAAATGGGGGTGCCGCTGGCGCAGATAAATCTGAGGAAACATACCTTCTAAAGGTCAGGGATGCATTGCTGAGGTTATCGAGCGCATTACGAATAGCTGTCGACACCACGCCATCGATATTGCTGATGGCAAATTTTAGATCCTGCGTGCCGTCAGAGTTGCGCGCCGGCAACGCTATATCAATCGCAGAACCAGTGAAAGTAGCTTCCGCGCCGTTTTCAAGCTTCACTGTAATATCGTCATAGCCACGGGTTAGCCAGTAGCTCTGGCCCCCCACGGTGATCTGCAACGTATCGATGATGACCTCAGCACCACTACTGGCGTAAAGCCGGTTCAGTATTGTCATGCCTCAGGCCACTCCCGGTTCAGTGCCAGATCGATAATGTCCGAACCTGTTATGAACTCAGGGAAATTACCCCAACCAGGCGGAAGTAAAGGACGTTCGTATAATTCAAGCTCAGCTGAGTAGCGCCAGAAGTTTCCTCCCTCCAGGTCTGGACCTTGGTAGATATCCGTAAAGCGGCAAACTTTTGCCGCCTCACCTCCCGGTGTTCGCAAGTTCATATTGAACCAGGCGGCACCATCGGTAATCGCATCGCGGTACCAAGCCTCAAACGCCTGAGCCTGAGAATCAGTCAGCAACCAGGAAACAGTTGCGACAGTTGGGGTTGAGATATAACGCCGACGTTGTCGCGCTCGCCCACTGGTCATTTGCGTTCTGGCTATAGGACTGACAGGCCGAAACCCATATGCTTCTTGTAGAGGCACTGGTAGTGCGTCATGCGGATAGTTAATGTTGGTTGAAATATCCATCAGCGTTTTTTCCTTCCTACAGTCCACCCGCCGTTAAGAGCTTTGGATGCCTTCCCCGTTCCGGCAGCCAGATCGTTGGTGGTCATCTGGTACCCCAATTTCGCTCCACGCATCACCGCGCCTTCAATAAGCATCAGGGTGCGCTGGTCTGGATCGCCGTGAATTTCCAGGGGTATATTGATGTTTGGGGCCTGACCACCAGTGGAATTCCTGCCAACACGGTCAAGCGTGGCATCCAGTTTTGCGCTGGTTTTAGCCGTGGTAACACGCTCACCTTTTTGTAAAAGCCATGTACCCGTTTCAGGTACCGAGTCGATACCGTCATGAGCCTGACCTTTAAGAGCTGTGCTGACGCCAAGCATCAATACCCCTGCGCTGGCAGCTGCTGCTGTAGCGGCTGGGCCTGCAAGAGCTGGACCAACATAAGGAATACCGATCATGGCGGTGAATGCCTGGAGGGCTGCCATGGCAACCTGGGCAGCCGCATACTGGAGGAGAGCTGCACCCATAGACTGAATGAACGTGGATGCGAAGTCTTTTACGTTCATCTTTCCGGTCTCAGCCCACTCAACGATCATATCGGTTAGGCTGCTGAAAGCCTGTGCCCCAACTTCCTGCATATTGCTGTACAGGTCCATAGAGGCTTCAATCTGCGTGGCCAGTCCTGAAACAAACCCTGCAGTTCCATCATTTCTGAGCTGATCAACTTGTTGGTAATAATCTTCCTGAATGCGGAGGCGCTCTGCCAGTGAATCGTTAAGAACTTCGGTTTCTCGGTCGTACAGGCTTTTTGTAATGTCACCTGACTGATATTGCTTCTGAAGGTCTGCCTGTTGGGAAAGGAAATCAGCTTCGATATGAAGGCGCTCACGCATACGCTCGCGTTCTTCATCACCCAGCCATCTACCGGCAAGATCAATATCAAGCGAAGCTTTATCGTTCTGGTTTGATGTCTGCAAGTTAATGACAAACTCTGCCAGTTTTAGATTCTCTTCGTTCAGCTTCTTAATATCATTCAGCCTGTCGATTTCAGTAGCGAGTTGGCTGAGTCGCGTTTTTTGCGTCTCGTTCAGGCCTGTTAATTTTCCGTCCGCGATATCAAACTGCAGGCGCTGAAGTTCAGTCACCTCGGTTACTTTCTTGCCAGTCGTATCTATAAGTGCGATTTGTCGCTGATAGGCCAACTCAGTTGCTTTAAACGCATTCTCAAGCTTTTTGGCTCCAGCGTCAGGAGATGTCTTTCCATTGCTTTCCCCTGCGCCAAGGTTGTAATTAGTTTTTGTGACTTCCTTGCCTGACACGGTTGCAGGGTTGAGAGGGAGGTTATTGAGCGACTTAATTAGCGCAGCACGGCGTTGAAGCTGTTCAATCTCTGCCCTTTTACCAGCGGTATCCATGCCGATACGGTTTACGTCAGCAAGGAAACCTTTGTCGCCCAGGTCAGCTTGAAGATTTTTTATCCGCCTTTCTATTTCATCAAGGGATGCATTTGCACCTACGGACTGGCCGCCTTTATAGAGATCAATTAGCTTACCGGCCTCTGCCCCTACCTTTACAAGCCAGGTTGCCAGGTCAACCACTCCACCAACCAGATCGGTTATTCCCTGAATCACCGCCGGGTCTTTAAATACATTACCCATATCGGTGATGGATTTCTGCAGCCCCGACAAATCAACATTTGCTAGGCCGGTAGCAATTTCAATTTTTACACCATTTACTTGCGTCTCCATGTCTTCAAACAAGGAGTTAACTTTGACCAGCTTTTCAATATCAGCATCATTCGGTGCTACGCCAAATTTCTTGGCCGCATCCATATACTGCCGAAGTTTCTCACCACCCTGATCAAAAAGTGGCAGTAACTTAGAGAGGTCATTACCAAGGCTCTCAAGAATTGTTGTTTTTTCAGCATTGGTATTTATCTTGCCCAGCGCATCACTTATGGCCAACAGCTGCTTATCAGGTGTCTCTCCAGCCAGTTTTTTTGCTGACAGGCCTAAAGCATTGAGCGCATCAACCGCCTCGCCGGATTTATTTAGTACCGCATCACCAATCTTGTCGCCAATATCTTTGAAAATATCAGCCATCTGATCGCCAGAAACTCCAGCTTTTTCTGCTGCGTACTGCCAGGCAAGTAAAGACTGAGTGGACATTTTTAGCGATTTAGCCCAGCGGTCTGTTTCGGTAATCTGTTTAGAGGTAGTTTTAAGTAGGTTAAAACCTGCAACTCCGACACCAATTGCGGCGGCACTGGCGGCCGTGGCAAATCCCGTAAATGCCGTTGCCACTGCTTTTGCATCATCCTGGACTTGCTTTCGCCATTTTTGTGATGCTCTTTCGGCCTGGCTAAGACCTCCAACGAACCCGCCTACTTTGGCTATAAGATCAATTGTCAGTGTACCTAGCGATTTGCCCGCCATGTGAACTCCAGATATAAAAAAACCCAGCCTGAGCTGGGTTTAGATTGGAAACAGCATTTTCATTGCGTATTGAAATTTCGGGTCAACTTAAATGTTATTGATTGGTTATTGGCTTCTAGGATCTCAAGTATCGCTCCCTTGTAGCGAATTGTTTTGGACTCAGAGAGATCATATTCAACCTCATTAGAAAAGGCGGGGCGAGCCAACCCATCAGAATACTCCCTGTAACCAATATTTATTTTGCTCCCAACCTTTCCGTTATAGATTAGCGTCTGCTGGAAAGAGCTTTTAACCGATGAATTCAGTTTGACCTTGCTGAAAGATTTACCTGTATCGCACTTTGTCCCGTTAAATACGGTGATGATGCAAATTTCACCTGAGTTTTTTAATTGAATATTTTTAACCGGATCGTTAATCATTGGCCTATAAGGTATGGCTACCCCAGTCCGGCTATTTATTCCGCTGAAAAACTCCGAGTCTCCCTTTTGACCGACTTTAGCGTAGTCACCTGCTGGGATAACATAATAAAAGCTTTCACCAATTTGCGTCGATTGCTCGAAGTGAATGGCATCACTACTTGAGTCTACGCCCTGTTTAACCATTTCCTCGCCAACATATGTTGTTGTTGAAGTATTCAATGGCGGAACGCTAAAGCTCTTTTCCTGAGGAATGTAATTGTAAACTGGAGCAGTGCAGCCAGACAGTAAAAGCGCTCCAAGCGCCAAAGCTAAAATCTTTTTCATTAATTGTTCCCTTTGATTGCAATCGGAAACATCTTAACCAAAAAGTTCTTTACTGCAACGGCAAACGCCGATTTGTTGATCTCAATCGACCTCAGAAGGAAAACCCGCAGTTAAGCGGGTTTGGCTGAATAGTTGTTATGCCCGATTTACCTCGTGTAGTTACCGCAGACCAGACCAAGTAAGCCTATGCCCACTCCTGCATAGCCTGATCCAAAGAAATGGCAGGCTCGTTAATGTGAGGGGCAAAATCACTGACGCGGAATGAAGGAGTATCCTTTCCTTTATTGACATTCGCCACCACTGAGGCGACCATCGCGGCCCCCCACTCTGTCCTCATCATGGGATTCAGGCCACCGTACCTGCTTCGGTATCTGAGCCAGAGATGGAATTCTCTAAGGCTGAGTCGCTCTTGAGCTTCTGCGATTGTCCTTCCCCCGATGCCATTGAGGACGAGCTCGCACCAGACTTCATCTTCAGCCGTGAGGTCGTCTTTCCCAACTCATTCACCTCCTGAATGGCAACCAGTAGCGCCACCGTTAGCGCACCATCCAGGGCGCCGCGTTCAGGATCGGCCTCACCAGTAATATCCTTCGCAGTAAATACGGGATTTCCAGCCTCATCGCACACTGCAGCCGCGATATAACCTGCCACGCCATCAATCTTACCGGCGCTGGCCTGAATGCCCTGTGTTGCAGCATGATAGCCCGCTGGTCGGATAAATACATTAGCAGTCAGTTCTTCATCGCCCTGCTTCCACGTAATTTCCTTCTCAATTGGTCGGCCAGTGAAAGCGCCCGCTTCTTTGAGATTATTTAGAGTAAGCTGCATGAATTATGCTCCTTGGATACTTAGGGTTTGCAGGTATTTACCGCGCATATCAATTAACTGCCAGCTTGCGCTTTTGGTACCCAAACAGAAGGGCCTGATCGCTGGACCGTAGCGGAAGTGGCGACTACAGTGTTCGCTGCAAAGTCGAACGGGAAATCAGTCACCTTACCTTTGAAAACAAACCAGGTGCGGTCGTCTGGAAGTGACAGGCCATCTACCGCATCAGGATCTGCACCAGTTGCAGCAGTTGGTTCTGACTCGCCGTCAGCCCATCCCACCGCCCAGGTCAGATCCTGCTGATTATCAGACTCAGCCAGACTGTGCAGCATAAGATGGCTGGCGTTGGCAGGATCTGCATTGAGGGTTAATGTTGCCGCAGCCGGAGTACGTAAACCCTTTTTATAGGTACGCGTGCTGCGCTCGCTAAGGCAGGTATCTTCAATCTGGTCGGCGGGGTTACCGCCGGGTGAAAATGCTGTGATGCATTCCACTTCGCTCACAGCGCTGTTAGCGAGAACAAAGAGCTGCGTGCCTTGAGTCACTACTGACATAGTTATCTCCGGGTATAAAAAAACCGGCTATGAGCCGGTGTGTTGATGAGTCAACGTTTTACTATCCAGTCAACGTCGAACGAATAGCGATAGCGTTTTGTGGTTGAGTCTTTTTCCTGTCCACCCCAACGTGTGATATAGGCATGCGGTTCAATCGCATCACGCACCGCGGCGGCCACGGCGATCGCCTGGTCTGGCGTGTCGGCGTACACATCAACCTGCAGCGTAAAAGAGTCTGCGTCAGGGCGCTGGGCCAGGTAGTTCTCGGGAGAGCCGGTAACGTTCTGCCACACCACGTAGGGATAAACCACATTGTCGTCCTGCTGGCCGAACGGATAGATGCGCAGAATGTCACCGCCCAGCAGCGCGACCACTGGCGGGCTGGCGGCGCAGACGCTAAAGATCGGCGCAATCATGGAGGCACTCCCTTTTTCGCCGCGCGCTTGATGGCTCGGTCAATAGATTTTTCGTATTCAGTGGCAAATACGTTCACCACTTCACTGACGCTGCTTTCGGCCGCCGGGCGCATGAAAGGCTGCGCACGCACATTCTCGGTACCGAATTCAATCAGGCGCCAGTGTGGCGTCGGGGCGTTTTCACCGAGATCAGGATGTTTTTTCAGGACTGCACCATGCAGCACGCCGATCCTAAATCCGAGGTTACCGGTGGTTTTGAAGATGCGGTTGTTCCATCGCATAGCCACGTTTGCGGCAATGCTGCGGCCTGTTAACGGGTCATCAATCCTGGCGGCGTTCGCTTTCGCTTTTTCGACAATCACGTTACCAGCGCGCCGGAGTGCGGCCCGTCCACCGCGACGACGCAGATCGTCACTGATGGAGGATAGTTTCCCCAGCAAACTCTCAACTCCAGTAATGCTGATATCAATGCCGTCAGCCATCGTTCACTCCTCGCGAGCATGGCAGAGTCAGATATTCCCGGCCGCTTTTATCGTCTTCCAGCACGCCCTGAATATCGTAAACGCGTCCACGGTAAATAATGCGGTGCTTATCCGTGATATCATCACGCCAGCGAATAGTGATCCGTGTGGTTACCTCGCTCTGTCCCGCCTGCGAGGCCACAAAATCGCGCGCAGACAAATCGGTAACGTTGGCCCATAGCTCAGCCATGTCAGCCCATCCATTAACCACCGCGCCGGTAACTGGGCTCTGCGTTTTAACAGGCTTCTGAAGCATGATTCGTTTATTGAGCTTCCCCGCCTGCATGATCACCCCCTGGGCTTGCCGCTGAGGTAAGTATGCTGTGGAAGTTCAACTTCACTCTCTTCAACTACCATTGACTGGTAGATCACCGCCGTCAGAGCTTCGTTTGACTCCGCCAGTCGGTTCATCGCTGCTGTCTGGGCTGCCATTGCGCTCAGCAGCTGGTTTACCTGTTGCTCGTTCATAGGCGATTTTCATCCACTTTTTTAGCCACTCACGGCGGGCGGCACATCCGGAACAGGCCATCAGTTCCACCTCCGGTGCTGCATCAGCAGGGCTTCAACTCCAAGCGGTAGCTCAGAAGTAATATTGCCGACATTGACTGCTTCCCGGTTTGCGTACCAGTGACCGATAAGAAGCAGCATTGCCGCCCATATGCCGGAAGTGAAAAGGATCTCACGTGGCGGCATTTCCCCTTCCACTGGCGGCGTCAACGACTCCACCAGCGTGCCGTCGCAGAACTTCTCAACATAATCGACGGCAGCCGATGCGTAGGCCGCAATAAGAGAATCTTCGGCGTCGCTATCAACCCTCAGATGCGTCTTTATCTGCGCCATCTGCTCCGCGCTTATTTCCACCTTTACCCCCGGTTTTGGCTTTTACAGGCTGTTCAGGATCGGAGGTTTTCGCCTTTTCGGGCTCAACCTCTTCGGCCAGGTGCAGTTTGACCAGCGCTTCGCCGATTTCTTTCTTCACTACGCGGATTTCGCCCTGGGATACTGTACCCAGGTGATAATGCGAGAACATACGAAGAGCTTTAATTTTCATACATTAAACGCGGCCATTGCTGACCGCGTCCTCCTGTCAGGAGCCAGCAGAAATCGCAATATCGCCAGTGACGATAGCTGCAGGACGATAGTGCGCCAGCGCCAGGCGTTCTTCGCACAGGATGGTCAGCATGTTTTTAACGAAGTTATCGCGATCCTGGTTGCTGATCTCGATAGTGGCATCCATGCGGTCCCACACCTGCGATGCCAGACCAAACGCACCAACGGTAAATTTGCCTGCCGTCTGCGCCGTGGTCGAAACTACCGGCAGACCCCAGAGCACTTTGGAGGCAACGGCCTGTGGGCCGCCCAGGATGTAATTGCCGTTAGCATCTTTCAGCAGCGCGATACGGTGCCAGTCCGCCGGGTTGAGAATGATACCGTCGGCTTCAAACTCGCTCAGCGACACCTGATAAATGGCATGCGCCAGAACATCAGCACCGGTATCTCCGGTCGCGTTGAGTGCAGTTTCGTAGTCGTTCGCCACCACGTTCAGCCCCTGGAGGTTGTCGCCGGTGCCATCACCGTTCAGCATCTGGTTTTCTTCCACCAGCGCCAGGCCATACATCATGCGGGAGTTGATGTAGGACTGCAGTGCCGGGGCATCGTCCATGATCTGGCGCGACGCCTGGATCCAGTGAGCGATGGTTTTCACGTTCGCCGTTTCTTTGGTGAAGGTGATGTTACTTTCAGGCTTGAGGGTGCCTTCCGCTACTGGTGCCGCCGCATTGGTAAATACATTTTCACGCACGTATTCCAGCGCGTTACTGGTGATGCGCCCCTGTGCCAGCAGATCACGAACGGTCAGGCGACGCAGACCCGGCATAAGGATACCCGGTTGCTGCTGCGGCAGAACCAGTGCGCCGCCGGAGTTCGCGCCAGAACCGATTGCTTTGTCGAAGCTGGTCACTTTCGCTTTGGTGCGCGATCCGTCCCAGCCTTTCATCAGGTCTTCAGACACGCGCTCTGCAAAGGACTTCAGGGCGGTCTGTTCAGGCGAGTTGCCAGCAAGTTTCTGCTCAAGATCGAACAGGCGGGTGCCGGTGCTTTTCAGTTCATCCTGGGCTTTAGCCAGGTCGGTCTGCAGCTGCTTGTTGAGTTCGCCGTTCTGGTTGATGGATTTACGCTGTTCTTCGATAAGCTCCTTCACTTCTTTCTGGGAGTTCTCGATTGCTTTTTCCAGTACAGATAATTCAGACATGTGTTACTCCGTTAAGGTGTCCGCAGGTTAGCGGCAAATGAGGTAATGCGCTGTGCCAGCGCGTCAATGTCGCCGCCGCCGAACTCGCTTCGGCCTGCGGACTTCACGCGGGCGATAAACGCCTGCGCTTCAGCGCGAGTTAGACCGACTGAATCCCTCAGCCAGGCCTCCGCGTCACGAATGGTTTTAATGCCATCAATGCTCTTCATGGCGGTTACGCCCGCCAGTTCGTTGGCCGGGAACGTGCAGACACTGATTTCCCGCAGGTAAGAAATATTTTTGAAGATGAGGCCGGACGTGCCGACGGTGTAATCATCCGGGCCGACTGAAAAACCCACCGACATACCTTCAACGGTGCCATGCTGCATGGCGGCTTTCAGGTCCTCGGCCAGGCTTAGCCCGGGAGTGAGTTGTCCCCGAACAAAAAGCCCCTTCTCGTCTTCGTGCATGGCATCCCACTTGCCGACCGGAATAGCTCGCGTCTGGTGGTTAAAGAACATCGCCACCTTGCGGCTCTGGTTAGCGACCACACCAGCGAAAGCCCCGGGCAAAATAATGTCGCCGTCGGCGTCGGTGTTGTTGAAAACCGAGGCATACCCTTCAAACGTTCCCTTGCTGCCGTCGCCGGTGAACTTGATTTCGGTCTGGTCGAACGCCAGCGTCTTGTGAATATCAGGCATCGTGGCCCCCTTAAAAATTAAGCCCCGTCATTGCGGGGCTCTTTGTTTGTTCCGAGGTCGGTAATGGGAACGTTCTGCGACTGGCGCGTCGCGACATCACCGCCAGGCAAAGGCGGAAGATTATCCAGTCGCCGCACCTCATTAACGGTCCGGATCCCTGTATTAACCATGGTTTGCATGAAGGTGGCGCGGCTCGCTGAGTCACCACGAAGCAGGCCATCGAGGTTATGCTCGGCGTGCAGCCTTCCCTGATCGGACTCTTTTACCAGCCAGCGCTCTATGCTGTACTCCCAGCGATCGAGATAGGGCTTCAGGGTGTACTGGAGAAAGCCGAGGTTCTGCTGTTCAATGCCGCTGCCCCATGAAGTTGTTTTTTCAACATCACCAACCAGATGCGGCGGAACACCGTAAAAGCGCGCCAGCTCTGCCACCTGAAACTTACGGGCCTCAAGCATCTGTGCGTCCTGCGGCGAGATGCCTATCGGCTGCGTGGTGAACCCGCTCTCAAGAATCCAGAGACGTTTTCTCACCGGGCCGCCGGCAATCTCCTTAAAGTTTTCCTCCAGCTGCCCGCGCTGCTCTTTGGTCAGCACCTTGCCGTCAGTCATCAGGATTTGCGGTGATTTCGCGCCGTTGGCGAAAAACTCCCGCTGGTTATCTTCCATAGCAATCGCCACGCCTGCAGATTTGGCGCTGAACGCCAGCGGCGACAACCCGACCAGCCCGTTAAAGCCGAAGCCTTTCAGGTGGAAGATCTCTTTTGGTCTAAAGTCCACATACTCGCTGTCGCGCCGGTACCGGTAGATGACATTTTTTCCATCGAGCCGGACATCCATATTCGCGCTCATCAGCGGAAGCAGGCTGATGACATCGCCGACGCTGTTTCGCTCCACATGCGCATAGGCATTGCCGTAGGCGCAAAGCTGCATTGTCATTGCCTCGCGAAACTCCAGTGCGGTCATGAAGTTGTTGGGCCGGAAGCGAAGAAGCTTCGCCAGGGGGTTCTGGTTGCCGACTTTTTTTCGCTGATTATCGACGGTTTCAAAAACATCCAGCGGTAACGAGGCTGTGACGGTAGAGATGAGCCGGATGCAGGCCCATACAGTGCTGATCGACATGTTGCGCTCATCGCTTACCACCGATTCCCCGACGGTGCCATGAGCTGATGTGCCCGCCATTTGCGAGCCGTTATCCGGCGTGACCAGGCGGCCACCGGTCAGAATAGAGGCCATGCGCGCCCAGAATGGCGATCGCGTTCGCAGGTCAATGCTGTAATCGGTATCTGCCATTTTTAAACGCTCAAAAAGTTGTAAATGAAATCGTTAACGTCGCCCGGATCCTCCACCTCATCACTGGTCTGTGCGCCGATAGACATCGCAAGTGCCACCATGCCGTCGATACGGCCGCTCGATTTGCCTTTCACAAATTTGCGGTTACCGGCGGGGTCGGTGATTACCGTGGCGTTTTTGGCGCACATTTCGAGGATCGGATGGTTGCCGTGCTTCAGCTGCGCACCGAGCAGTCTGGCCTCAAGCTCCCTGAGTGCGGGAGACATAGAGACAAAGCCCTGTCCAAATTCCACAAACCGCTCAAGCTCCGCTTCAGTGAATCCGGCGTCGATGAGATGAGGGCGAAGGAAGCGCATGTTATAGCGGTCGAACGCCAGCACCCTGACGTTACAGATATCAAAAACGCGCCGCAGCTCCCTGGCGATAAAGGCATACTCAATGGCTTTGCCCGGTGTCGTGTTCAGCCAGCCCTGCCTCGCCCAGATGTCATAAGGCACGCGATCGTTACGCGCTTTGTCTGCCAGCCCTTCCTCAGGTAGCCAGAACTTACAGTGCACATCGCCATGGGTTGTGTTGAGAATAAGCGCGGTGAGGTCCGACACGCTGGAAAGGTCCAGACCGCCCCAGACGGTAGCGCCCGCCAGTTCGCCGGGTTCCTCTTTATTCATGTGCCAGACGGTCTGACTCACGAACGGGCTTTTCGCCTCAACCCTGCGGTTCAGTACGAGGTTCTCAAATTCAGCCTGGCGCGACGGGAGGCGCTTGGCGCTGGCGGCCATATCCAGCACTTCTTTCTGGTTCATGAACACATCGAAGGCCGGGTTTGCCAGCCGGATGGCTTCGACAGAGAAAGGATCGATATCTTCCGGCGCGGTCTGCAGCCGTACCACCGTTCGCGGATCGGCACCGGTCAGGCCATCATCAATCAGCAGGCTGAGCAGGTCGCTCGGGTCGGGTGCCTGGGTGCTGATGATTACCGAGATAGGGTTATCCTGAGCAGCGGTCGCGGTTTCCAGAGCTTCATAAAGCGGGTCACGCGGCCCGCGCACCTGGCCCAGCTCATCATGGGCGACAAATCGCGGCGAGAAACCGTAGGCCGTGGTGGCCTCTGCGCTCAGTGCACGGTAATAAGAGCCCAGCTCAGGGCAGTGAATTTCTTTCGCCGAATCCTTGATCGCCACATACTGCATTAGGACCGGATTCATCCGGCACATTTTGGAGGCCAGGTTAAACAGAATGGCCGCCTGGTCACGCGAGCGCGCGGCAGAATACAGCTGCGAGTTCGGCGCCGCCTCCGGTCCCACCAGGTAGAGCAGCATCAGCATGGCGGTTTCAACAGTTTTGGCGTTTTTGCGCCCGCGGCTGATGATTGCGCGACGGGTGCCATGTTTGTTGTCAAAGATAGCCCTGAAGTCGTCCTTCATGAACTCAGCCATTTTCAGGGGCTGGCCGACGAACTTACCTTCAGGAATAACGATATTTCTTTCGCACCAGAGGATATTCCTCTCGGCTCTTGTCAGAGTTTTTTTAGCCATCAAAGAGCCTTATTCAATTTCCCAGGGTTTTCTCTCCCGTGGCAGATTGTTATTTGCGCGGCCAACAGTTTTAGGATCGGCGGTCGCCTGGCGGGTGATTCGAAGGCGTGTCGCCAGAGAGGACGCAGAGCGCACTTCACGCTCGCGCATCGTGAGCAATTTGTCGTAACGCTTCAGGCCATCATCACGGGCCAGCCACTCCAGCTCGAACTCTTCGATCTGGGTGGTTAACAGTCGCGCCTGCACCACATGGCGACAGTACATTTCCAGCATGTCGCGGTGCGTTTCGGTAAATGAGCTGGCCGGGTTGTCATTGACCAGCCGGACCCAGACGTTTATCTCCGGATCGCTAAGGTGTAACGACGGCTGCAGCCTGCTTTCAGCCAGAGCCGGAAGCGAGACAGCCGACGTTGCGGCAAGAGATTTTCTGCCTCGCTGCGCCATCGCATTTTTCCTTTTTTTCTGGACGTTTTTAAAAATGAAACTGGGAGCGCGGTCTTTAAGATGTTGCCGCCATAGTTTTGCCCCTCCCCCCCCGCCTTCGCGCAATACAAATGAGAATTCATATCATTTCTCAATTATGTGCAGGTTTTCGCGGGACAGGCTGACAGGCACCAGTCGTTCGCCGATACCGAGCGGAAAGGTCAGGCTGACAGTCGGCAGCGTCTCGCCCACCGTGTGGCTGAAGGAGATTCCAGTGAGAGTATCGAAGCTAACACCGTCGATGCTCAGCTCTGTTAGCTTGCCGTCGCGGTATTCAATCTTTAAATCTTTCATGCGTTGCTCCTGTTACCAGATAACACGGCCTTCATTGTCGAACTCAGTGACCGTTCCGCCCTTCTCCATGCGTTGCTTCACTGAGTCGTGGCAGCGCTTGCATAAACTTTGCAAATTTTCCGGGTCATGGAAGAGGGTCTCATCACCCTTATGTGGTTTGATGTGATCAACAACGGTTGCGGCTATCACCTGATTTCGTTTGAGATGAAACTCGCAGAGTGGCTGCTTCTGAAGCTGGTGATAACGGAGCCGGTACCAGCGTTTGGTGTTATAGAGGCGGTGCCAGGGTGAAGTGGATGCCATATTCACTCCAATAAAAAACCACCAGCTAATGCCGATGGATCACGACTGAAAGACTCTCTTTGAAGCGCGTACGAGGCGCAATAAAAAAGGCCGCTATTGCGACCTTGTCTTTAGAAGGTGAGATTAAAGAAGTTTAATTTTTACGTCATAACCTTCAAGGCCTGTCATCGTTTCGCGAGCAACAAATTGAATTTCAGAAATTTCTTTTCCGGTTTTTTTTCGTAGTTCTGAAATTTTTTTGGCTATCAGAGCGGCAATGTCTTCCTCAGCCTTTTGCGTCAGAGCTTCAATTTTCATTTTTACCTCTTCTGATTCATTTACAGTTTCCATTCTCCAGCAAGGTGACAGTTTTTGATTAACAGTCCTTAACCATAACTGTATATAAATTATAGACCATCAATATTGCAGACGCTGCATGCACAAGGAAATTGCCTGCATAATCAACTATATATCGACTTCGCCATGTTAGTTCTGCTCACGTTGAAGTCGATAAAAAGCCCCTGTATCACTACAAGGGCTTTGGGCATATGGTGCCGGGTGCCTCCCGGTGAGTCCTGGGTTAACCACCCGTGACTCGCTGCTTCAGTCTTTCATGATGAGCGCCCGTGAAGAAGAGCGTTCAGGTTACTTAGCCCCGCCGCTGAGGGGGATTCACCATAATTTTTAGAGTGTTGATTCTGATATCATCTCACTCATTCACAGACTGAAAATAACTTTTGATGCCGCTTACGTACAGTCAAAGGTATTTATTCATTGCATTTATCACTTCTTCTTTAGTCAGCTCCTGATCGGAAGCAACACAAATCTCGACGTGATCACCTGTTAATGAATGTATTCCGGTAAGCATTATTCTTAACGATACTTCATCACCGTTTGGGTAATTCCGTATAATAGCTGTTACAGGTTTAAGCACATTTACGACTTCTACCTGTTGGGAGTTAAAGAAGACCAAAACCTTTTTCATCGATTTGCCTCAATCCCCGTGCGTCTGTTTTAAGGCAATTTTCGCTTTGTCTTCAAAAAACGCTGGCACTTAGAAAAAAACCATGTTACTGCATGACCTTTATTAGCACTGCTTATCTTCCAGACCATATTACTTTGGTGCCACCAAGCGAACTATCTTTCATATACAAGCAATACACCTTCCTCATAACCATCTCAGGAGAGGTGATTTGAGTCTATACATAAAAAAAAGTTAAGCATCCATTAAAAATAAAAAGTGCTGGGATGTGCTGCCTACTGGCATAATTTAACGCGACAAACCCAGAAAGATAGCATGATAAACTGGAATCATGTATGAAGATCAGGTGAAGTCTTTATCGTTTTCATCATCAACTGTACACTGTAATGGCAACCATACTCATGCTTTGGTCGCGCTCATGTCTGGAGATTTCGTCGTTCTGTAGTCACCCATAGCCAGTTCAGGATTGGCGCGCTCTATAATTTTATCTCATCAATCCTTACCAGATACACAGCCGGTTCTGTAATCAGAGATTCAGGAGAAGGCCATTGCTTGCATTTGCCGCAATTCAGCTGCTTCGATCTGGCGCGTTAGTTCTTCACGCGGTTACCTTCAGGTGGATAAATCAATGCTATCATCCACTTCCGGGGATACTTTCAAAGCAAGGCGTAAGCCAGAGGAATGGATAAAAATCACTTAAAGTTGTAAAATAATTGCAATTTCTAACGAAAGTGTTATTGTCCCCGCGCTACGAAAGCTAGAAGCACATAAGAAGAAAAATAGTTTGACTCAAAGTTGCCCCACACCGGGGCTTTTTTTTGTTTTTAGAATCACATCCCGTCTCACAATCGCAACCCGTCAACGTTTTATCCTTCCTTCATTTAAACGAACATTTCCAATTGAATTGATGAGTGCAACCACTTACTTGTCAGTGAATAAAGCAGCTTCGCTTCTAAGACTGTTCCCATAATGATATTTCAGTGAAGCAACTATGGTAATAGGGTAACGATATGCATTTGCATACCCTTATAAGCAGGCCGGATTTCCTGCTCATAAGGGTTTTCTTTTGTTAGCTTCACATGGGGTATAGTTTCTAGCAGCTACTTCAGGCACTGCGTATTGATGTATTCCTGCAGCACCCTTAACGCTGAATGGTCTTGCTTAATCCCGGCTCGGATACCGAGAACGTTTCGTCCAGCAGCGTCAGAGAGTTCGATGGTGGCATCATGGCCCACGCCGGAGGTGCTGGCTTCGGTTGAGGCTGGCACAGGACACTTGCCTTTGACGAGCACCCGGCCACCATTATCAAGCTTGCGCTGCAGAGCATCATTTTCAGCTTTTGCATCGGCTAATTCCTTTGTGTATTTCGCATCCAGAGCTGCAACGTCGCGCTGACGCTGTTGCATATTGCTTATCATGTCTTTCGCAAGCTTCAGGCTGTGTTCGGCAGTGTCGGCGCGCTGACGCTCGCCTTGAGCTATGCCATAGAACCAGAACGCGAGGGCACCGGCTACCGTCATCACGGCAAACAGAATCAGAGGTTTCCATTCAAAGGTCATTGCTGCTCTCCGCCAGGCACATCGATCGTTCCATCTCTCGCCGGTTCTGAAGGCCTTTCCATTTCATGCCACCAGCGTAAACCCAACGCCGCATTTCGTCGCACGCTCCGTCATGATCACCTTTATTCAGCTTGCGCAGCAGCGTGGACTTCGAGAACGCATCAGAACCAACGTTAAAGACAAAGCTGTAAAGGGCGGCGCGCTGATATTCGCCCAGCTGTACCTTGACCAGATTATCTACCGTACGCTTGGCTGGCTGGAGGTCTTTCCAAAGCAGGTTGTCGCACTCACGGTCGGTATACTTCTTCCCTCTCACGATATCCCGACCTGTATGGCCGTCGCAGACAGTCCACACTCCAGCGACGTCTTTATAAGCTTCGTACTTCCGCCCTTCCACGCCATCACGCCCACCAAGGAACAACGAGGCGATCAACATTGCACCACCACCAGCAGCGGCGATGAGTTTGTTACGCAGGCTACTGGTCATTGGCATTTAATCATCTCCGACTTTGACTGCAGGCCCGTACTTCTCAAGCGCCTTAACCTGCGCATTTGCAACTTTACGTTTGAAGTACCAGTTAATGAGCCCTGTAACGACTATCCCGGCAATACCAGCAAGTACGCCGATGGCGCTCCATTCGTCAGGACTCAGTTTTGTGAGGACGCCGTTCAGGATGGTACCTCCTGAGGTGCCGAGGGCGACTCCGGTGACAAGTTTGCTCATACGGGACATATCTCTCACCTCGCTGGGGTGCGGGTGTTGTATGGGTAGGGTTCAGGCTCTCCGGATGAATTAACGACAAGACCTGTGATGGGGGTATCCGGGAGCCTGAAATAGAAAAGGCCACCAAACGGCAGCCTTAGGAAAAGAAGATATTGAGTTGTGGTGCCGGGTGCCTCCCGGTGCCCTTACTCCAGCCAGTAAGAACGCGTGCATATCTGCCTTAACAGATGACTGGAACGCCCTTTCGCTGAGAAAGGATTCACCACACGAATTAATTTTGCGTAAATCATTCATGTTGTCAATGAATGATGCCAATATCTAAGTCTCTATTGGCCAAATATTAAGGCCCCACTCCCGAACCACGGAGGTAGAGAGTCAATGTTATTTCTTATTGAGCTAATGACGGTAAAAAAAGACCAGCAGTGAATGCTGGTCAGAAACGCCGTTGTATACACAGTGGACGGTTGCCCACGTCATTCTAGTTATTTATTCAGAGCATTATCGAATGCCACTTCAACTATGGCATTGCTAACAAAATTAGCACTCTTTCTAAGACCGCCCAAATGAAGCCGTAGAAATAAATGACATTGAAGTTATGATGCCGGGTGCCTCCCGGTGACTCTGCGCCAGACCACAGACCCGCGCTACTCACCTGCCTGTCTAGTCGCCCCACCGCATAGGGGGATTCATCACAGACACAGCCTAGTCTTATTTCTGCAATAAAGCTATTTTAATCTGTATATTTATTCAGTATGACCAAAAAAACCAGCGGTGCTGTGCTGGCTAAAGTCATATAAAACAAAAAGGCCGCCAATCGGCAGCCTTAGAAATTTGTGGATTTGTGGTAATGGGACAGTAGTGCCGGGTGCCTCCCGGTGACTCTATGCTAGACCACAGAATCGCGTCATTCACCTCCAAGTCTAGTCGCCCCACCGCTTAGGGGGATTCACCACACGCACAGCCTAGTCTTATTTCTGCAATAAAGCTATTTTAATCTGTATATTTATTCAGTATGAACAAAAAACCCTGCGGTACTATGAAGACCAAAACCATGTAAAACAAAAAGGCCGCCAATCGACGGCCTTAGAAATAGATGATACTGAAATTGTGGTGCCGGGTGCCTCCCGGTGACCCTGTGCTAGACCACAGAACCGCGTTTACAAACCCGACTCGTTTTTTCTAGCCGCCCCACCGCTGAGGGGGATTCACCATTAACTTAGCCTAACCTATTTACCTCACCAGGAACAATATTATCTGTTGATTTATGGTTAAGGCTAACTGCTGAATGAATAATAAGCCAAGTAATGAGGGAATCAGAACCTAAAAAAACCTCTCATTTAGCCCCCCTAATTTAGACCAAAATCTATCGATGTTTGTAATCATTCTGGCATTTGGCTCTCTGTTTTTTATAACTAAAGGGGTAATCTTGGCATGTACAAAAAACACACAGGAGACTCAAATGTACAATTCAATTTTAGTTCCCATTGACATATCCGAGGATAGCCTGACAAACACAGTGATTCCTTTTGTTCAGGCGCATGCAACTCTCAACACAGCCAAAGTCCATTTTCTTACTGTTATTCCTTCGCTTCCGTATTATTCAGCCCTGGGCCTGGCGTATTCAGCAGAAATGCCTGACCTGAAAGAATTCCAGCAAGCTGCTTTAACAAAGCTGGATGAAATTGTTAAAAAATTCCGAATACCTGACGAAAAAATACTAACTCACGCCGTAACTGGTTCACCAAAAGACCAGATCCTTAAGTTAGCAGACATGATAAATGCTGACTTAATCATTATTGCATCCCATAAACCCGACATCTCAACCTATTTGCTAGGCTCGAATGCTGCTGCAGTCGTAAGACATGCAAAATGCCCTGTTCTGGTGGTCAGATAGTGTGTTGTTGCTTACGGTTCATAGTTTTTCATGAAGTACAGTTATAAAAAAACCCGCTCGGCGGCGGGTTTTTGTTCGTGCAGGCGTTAACGACACAACTCAGCTTTGGCTTTCATATAAGCTTCGTGGGCCAGTTCTGCAGTTTTGAAACTACCAAGTTCTTTGCGTTGTCCGTTGACTCTGATAGCCGAACGCCACACACCACGAGCCTGGCACCAGTTTGCTCCAATCAGCCCAGACTTCGCACCTTTTCTGGCCTTGTGCCTGTTCTGCTGGTTAACAAACTGGGTAACGATGCGTAGGTTGTCCCATCGGTTATCTTTGGGATTGCCATTGATATGATCGACACACTTATCATCCGGCGGCAGCGCGCCGGCCATGTACAAAAAAGCCAACCGATGAGCAAAAATTAATCTTTTATCGATCATTATCTGGATATAGCCGTACGTATCTGCGTTCCCGGCTATTTTGCCAGGCGTAGACCGTGAGTTTGTTCGCTTGATCCAAACGAATAAACCAGTCAAAGGGTCGTACTTTAGAACCTCTTTAAGCCGTTCTTGCGTGATGCTCATGGTATGCATATGCCTTACTTTGAAATGAACCTTTGCCGCACAGGAAACCAGCCCGTCGAGGCTCGCCAGCGCTAACTGACTTCCTCAAAGGCTCATTTCAAAGGGATTGGTTCGACGTGATAAATGCGCGGGCGGTGCGCGGGAAATGCGGATACAAAAAAACCCGCAACGCGGCGGGCTTTTCGGACTTTATTATCTGTAGGCGATACACTCCATAATTTGAAGCTTACACGACAACTTCGGACAAAATCAAGGTTTATGTCGTTAAAATTCTAAATTTTGTAGCCTTCCTCGCAAAGGGATGTTGCTGCCTGAAATTCTCTGGCTGCCTTCCCTTCCTCCTGCTTGCAAACGCCTACCAGCGCCTCGAGAAAGGGTTTCCAGTTACGCGTCCATGTCCTAACATGCAGATCCGGCAGACGTTTAAGAATCGCCTTGTGCGCAGCTGTGGAGGGCACCGAAGAAAAGCCATTTCCAGAACAGCGCTCACAGGCTTTAAACACTGGGGCCCCCTTTTCCTTCGTCGCTGCACGGTCGAGCACCTCGCCTTTACCTCCGCAGCGGCAACGGGCATGGATCACCCTCTTACCTCCGCAGGTGTCGCATGTACGTTTCACCGTCTCACGCTTGATCTTCGGGGCCGCAACTTCAGCGCCGTGTGCATCGAAAATGCCAGGGTGCTTAATTACATCCTCGAGCCGGGACGTAAAACCGGTACCGCCGCAGCTACTGCACGCCGCGCTGGTGGCCGCCGAACGGGAATAATCAGCAAAGGCAAATTGCGCCAATACCTGCATGCACCAGCCGAACTCACCACCAGCTGCTTTACGCACATTCTTTGGAGCGGAATCCATCGCATAACGGGCCAGCGCCTGCACCGCGAGCTGCTCATCTGTTTTACTGATCCCGGCCTTCCCGAAGAATGCAGCCAGGCCGAAACGTGCGCGGCTGCTGGTGGTGCCGATGGCCGCCATGACATCAGTACCTGTGAGGCGATCCGGAGAGGTTCCTTTTACGTCGTCGCTGATATGCATTCCCTGAGGACTAAAATGTTTAAGTGCTGCTTCCAGTTTCATGCGGCCACCTGCTGTTTTTTATAGAAAACCATTTCACGAACCTGATCGCCGTTCATGAGCATGTTGTTAAAATCATCGTGATCGGGCCAGTAGACACTCACACGCTGAAGGTCATTTTTCGCCAGCAGGTTCGCGTGCGCACATTCATATGCGGCCGCCAGCCCGGTGGCGCTGTTCTCGTCACGGTCAGCAAAAATAATCAGATGCTTAACGCCTGCCGGAACCCGGAATTTCTTCATAAACCCACTGGTCATGGTTGCCCAGGTGTTCACGCTGTAGAGCTGGTGCGCGGACAATGCGGTTTCGATGCCTTCGGCGATGCCCAGCGTGCTGGCAACAGGGAACATACGGATCGCCACTGAACGAGCGTGATCCAGATAGCTTTCTTCCTGAAGGGATTTCTGGCGCTTCGCCCCGGATGAATCCTTCAGCTGGGCTTTCCGGTTACCATCCAGCAAGGTTCTGTGCAGATAGCAAAGCTCGCCTTTGTCATCTGTTGCGAGTGAATACAGGCACTGGAAAACCTTTCCGCCATAGCGCTCTTTATCGTGGAATTTGATAGCTTCAGCCGGGAGCTTATAGATGCCGCGCGCATTGAGGTAATCGGCACCCGTTGTCCCACGCAGCGGGGCCAGTTTGGAAAACTTACTGAGCACCCTTTTACGCAAGCTGCCAGCGCTGGTGGTGACCGGTATTTTCAAGCGAGTGAAGGTGTTGCCGATCAGCTCATCAATTTCACGGCAAATCTCATTGAAGGGTTTGCCCTGGGTTTGCGTAACCAGTTTCAATCCATCGCCGCTGCCGCAGGTACAGATCCAGGTGCCGGCACCGTCACGGTCATCGATACGGAATTTCCCTGTTGAGTCGCAAAGCGGGCATTTGCCTTTGAAGTGATTTTTGCCTGTGATAGGCGGCAGGCCGTAATGTTCAAAAATCATGGCCCACTGGCCCTTTGCTGCTTCCGCCGTCTTCATACTCGTTTCCCTAACTGCTGTTTGATTTCTTTCATCTGGGTTCTCACCAGCTGAACTCTTGTCGGCTCATGCTGGCATTGTTGCTGCGCCTGCATCGCCTGGGCTTTCTCGCGCTGCTTAGCAAAAGCGATCTGTTTGTGCCTGATGAAGTTCGAAACTGTTGGGGTGATGTCCATCGGGTAATCGCTGAGGCCGTTTGGCCACTCCCCGAAACGCTCATGGAAAGTGTGTTTGCACCAACCATCGCTTACGGGCTTTTTGCCCAGCGACTGGCGGTGACGCTGGTAAAACTTAATCTGGCTCCACCAGGCCTGTTTCTCGGCCTTTGTGGGCTGGCGCTGCTCGGTGCCCAGCTTTTTGAGCTTGCGCCCGGTATCTGTATCGATATCTTCACCAGCCAGTGGCTTGTGGCCGCATTTCGGGCAGACGTATACGCCAGCTGGTTTCATGTAATGGCATTGCGAGCACTCATGTGGCAGCTTCTCTTCGCGTTCTTCAGCTGCGCGGCGCGCGCTTTCTTCCATACCATCTGATTTGCCGGGCAGATCGTCATACTCGATGGAATCCGGATAACCCAGGCGGTGTACAGTGCCGCTGTGATCGAAGATGAGGCAGGACTCTTTGCCCGGTGCGGTGCGCAGACCGCGGCCCAGCGCCTGTAGCCAGCGAATTTCGCTTTTGGTTGGCCTGGCGTAGATGATGCAGCGAACGTCGCTGTCGAACCCGGCCACCAGGACGCCCACGCTGACGATGATTTTGGTAGCACCGGCTTCAAAGCGATGAATGATGGTCTGGCGATCCTCCACAGGAGTGTCGGCGGTCATAACCTCGGCGTTAACACCAGCCTGGTTAAACCGGATGGTCAGGTAATTGGCGTGGGCTACGTTCACGCAGAACGCGATTGTCGGCAGATCCCGGCCATGCTCCAGCCAGTTCTGGACGATATCGCCCACCAGCGTGGAGCCGCACATAATCTCGGCCAGCTGCGTCTCGTTGTAATCGCTGCCAAACTCCAGTGATGGGGCCGATTTGACGCCTTTCAGATCCGGCTTAGTGGGCGCGTAGAACTCGTAATTGCTCAGGTCGCCGCGCTGGATCAGCTCACCGATGGTGGTCGGTTTAATGAGACGGTCATAGTATTTGCCCAGGAACGGTGAAAACGGCGTACCTGAGAGGCCAATAACTTTCACACCTTTGGCGCGCAGTCGTTCGATATCCTGCAGGATGCGTTTTTTACGCAGGTGCGCTTCGTCGATAATCAGCAGATCGATGTTGTCAGGGAACACGCGGCGAATAAGCGTATCAGCGCTGGCAATCTGGATTTTCAGAGACGGATCATAATTCGGATGATCCGCCCAGATATAGCCAATTTCATCACCCGGCAGGCCATATTCAACAAAGCGATTAGCCGTCTGACCGATCAGGATGGTGTATGGCGCGCAGAACAGAACGCGCATGCCGCGGCTGACGAACCCGGCGACAATGAAAGCGGCCAGCCCCGTTTTGCCGCTGCCGGTTGGCGAGTACACCATGAAGGTGTCGTTTGCCTTCCAGTCCCGGCGCAACATGTTAAGAGCGCGTTGCTGTGCAAAATTCGGTGTGATCGTCAGCTGCATTGTGCTGCCCCCGCGGTGATGAGATAATAATTTTGTGATGTGGTTTTCATGGATTCCCCTCACATGGCTGGCGGCCTCCCCAAAGGTTGCCAGCCTCCCTTCTGAATCAGCTCCCCTGAAATTCACTCTTCCAGGAAGAACCTTCCTCGTTTCTCTGCGCCTTCAACTTTCGTACTACCTTGCTGATACGGTCGCATTTTTTTGGTTCAGCCCTTAAGACTGAGATCTACCTAACCAATGGATCTCGCCTGTTGGAAAAGGCCCTATTCCTACCCCTACACCCAATCCCCCCTTACCCCCCTTTCCCTCTTCCCCATAAAAACGTACTACTTTCCTAGTACATATGAGGAATTGGGTCAGTTGGTTGCCAATCTGAACAGGCACCTTTAAGCCTGCTTCTGTTCGGGTACCTTTAAACCCGAAACAATCAAGAACGCGCTTGCGTTCCAGCCAGGGGCGGTTCGGCGGTATACCCCTGTAATGCCCTGCCGTGATTCCTTACGAACAGGCGAAGCCGTGTGTTAGCTTCGTGCCTTGCCCGGTTCTCCTTGCGGTATGAAACGGGCTCAGCTTCAAACGTTTCCTGATACACAGCTGCATAGCGCTGAATGGCTTTTTGCCGTACTGCTGGCGTCAGACTTAATAGCTGCTGCTGGATCCACTCTGCGTCCGCTTGGCTGTATTCTTGCGGCATATCAGCTCTGCGATCAGGCATGATTGTGCTGAAGCAGCTCTGGCCAAATTTTCTGCCAGTTGTTTGGGCTAAGTGATTTACGTGAAACCTCACCCCCGCTATGGATCTCGATTTGAGCGCAAATTTCAGGACCGATAGGCTTCCCGGTACTCATTACCTTGCGGAGGTAATTGAGAGTGGTCCCGCAATTCAGCGCGAACTGCTTCTTCTCTTCAGGCGTTAAGGTCGCCATGTACTGCTTTAGAGCTTCCATAATTGACCTCTGTTTAAATTCTCAGTTGATATTACCCGTAGGTATCAACATAATCAATACCCACAGGTCATTTACCAACGGGTAACAAAAGATAAAATGAACGTCATGGATAAATACGAAAAACGTCGTTTACGACTCATCCAATTGAGGGATGATTACTGTGATGGGAACGCCTCAAAACTCGCTCGTAAGATTGAGCGAGAGCCTTCCTACGTTCTTAGGATGCTCTGGCCGGAAGGCAAGGCAGGTAGAAAACGCATCGCCGACGATATGATTGAAGTTATCGAAAATTCGTTCGGCTTACCCCGAGGATGGATGGATGGCATTAGCCAAGAAAAATCGAACGTAGAATTAGTACAACAACCAAATCCAGGGAAGAGTTATCCAGTGATCAGTTGGGTTAGTGCAGGGGCCTGGGCAGAGGCCTTAGAACCGTATACCTTGAATGATGTCGAGGAATGGTGTGAATCTGATGCTCATGTTGAGGGCGAAGGCTTTTGGCTACGGATCAAAGGCGATTCAATGACATCTCCTGCAGGGATGAGTATCCCAGAAGGCATGATGGTCCTGTTCGACACAGGTCGAGAAGCTAAGCATGGGAGCCTTGTGCTGGCTAAGCTAATCGATGCCAACGAAGCAACCTTCAAAAAGCTGGTTATTGATGGTGGTGATCATTTCCTTAAGCCATTGAACCCTGCCTATCCAATAATTCCTATCAACGGTAACTGCAAACTGCTAGGTGTCGCAGTCGAAGCCAGACTAAAAATTATCTGATAGAACCCGCTTCGGCGGGTTTTTTATTACCTTAAAAATCAAGAGCCTGAAAGATTAATTAAAAATTATTACCCACAGGTGTTGACCAAACTTATTACCCATAGGTATGCTTCACTCATCGGCAAACAACGGAGCCAATGAGATGAGCATATCTTCCCCACCAAATACAGCCAGTAAAGAATTTAACATTCATGACAAACTAAGATCAGCGAAAACCCATTGGAGCTACTGTTTCGCCGCACAAATTCATGATGAATCTTTTAATTATCAGTTCAGAACAACTTTTGTCGATGGAATAGAGTTCGCTGTTTACGAGCGCGTTGAAAGTTATTTTGTCCTTGTTGACTTTTTCAAATCTTACGATGAAGCATGTGATGACGCAAAAAAGATTATTGATGATCATCCTGATTTGAAAAGAATGTTCTCCATCAATTTATAAAAATAATCACTGAAATAATTCACGCCTTAAATGGTGTGGCAAAACTCACCCTGAGGAAATGAAAATGCAAAATTCACTTTCTGAAACAAATAACCACGTTGGGAACCCATGTGAATTATTTGTCGACAATAACGGTGGTTATGCGGCACAAGGGATTAGGACATGCCAAATGGGTGGTGATTCCATGCAACCGACCATCCAGCCATGCGAACTGATTGCTTTCGCTGACTGCGGCGGTAAGGTTGCCGAGCCCGGTATTTATGTTTTTACTCGTAACGTATTTGCTCGCCCATGCGTATTCATAAAACGTGTGGAGCCATTAGCAAATGGTGCGCTGATGATAATTTCAGACAACCTCCATTATCAAACTTTTGCTCTTAATATTGATGAACAAAAAGAGGTAATGACTCCAACTTACTGA